ATCATGTAGATGAATTAGAACCTTTATGTGAACTTGCAGTAAGAAGTTTAGATGAGATTATTGACCATCAAAAATATCCAGTTAAGGCTGCCGAAGTATCAACAAAGGCAAGAAGAAGCCTTGGTATTGGTTATATTGGTCTTGCACATTATATTGCTAAAAATAAATTAAAGTATTCTGATAAAGGAGCATGGAAGTTAGTTGATGAATTAACTGAAGCATTCCAATTCTATCTATTAAAACATTCTAATGAACTTGCAAAAGAAAAAGGTAAGAATGAATTTTTTGATAGAACAAAATATTCCGATGGTATCCTCCCGATTGACACCTATAAACCTGAAGTTGACGAAATCGTTAAACGAAAACTCTCATTTGATTGGGAATGGTTAAGAGGTGAAATCAAAAAACATGGGCTACGACATAGCACACTCTCAGCTCAAATGCCATCAGAATCCTCTAGTGTGGTTTCTAATGCTACAAACGGCATTGAACCACCTAGGGACTATTTAAGTATTAAGAAGTCTAAGAAAGGTACTTTAAAACAAATAGTGCCACAGTATCAGACACTTAAAAATAATTATACTTTATTATGGGATATGAAAGACAATGAAGGATATATAAATATCGTTGCAGTAATGCAAAAGTATTTTGACCAAGCGATTAGCGGCAACTGGTCATACAATCCCGAAAATTATGAAGACAATCAGGTGCCTGTATCTGTAATGGCGCAAGACCTTTTGTCAACATACAGATTGGGTTGGAAGACTTCTTATTATCAAAATACATATGACGCTAAAAAAGATATTGACGAACCAGCACATCCAGTTGGCTGGACAGATAATGTTGAGGAAACTAAACCAGCAACCTTGCAAGTAGAAGATGAGGCTTGTGAAAGTTGCACCATATAGAGAACAGGAGAGGGCTTTATGGCATACCTATGTGTCAATACACCCCATGTAGATGTGTATGTGAAGAAGGAATATCTTTACGACTTAGAAAAAGGACATGGTGAATTAGTAGAAGGTGTATGGGTCACAGCTAAGTCAATACAAGGTAGAGCATTATACTTTGAAACTTATATACCAGAGTATGGTGCCTTATATGATAAGTTACCTATTAGTGCATTTGTATGGAAAAAAGATTTTGAAGAAACACCACTTACAGAATTGCAATTGTGGGATTGTTTTAGTTACGATATTACGATTGTTGAAAAACAAATGTTAAGTGGTAATCAAGTTAAGTATTTGTCGCCACAAAAGAAGTGGTATAAAGGTTGGTATATGTTTACAATAGATAATGCAAACTCAACCAACTTAGAAAGAAATGTGACTTATAGTGAAACGCCTAGTCAACATAAGTCATTTAATATTTTAAAGTTAGAGAACGGCCATTTTGCGGCTCAACCTAACAACAGAGTTATCTTTTATGATAAATCATATACTCCTAGCGAGTTGAAGTTTCCAGACTTCAAAGTGTCCACAAGGGAGTATAGTGTAGAAGGCGAACAAAAGTGGACAGCAGGTGATGATGATAAGTTTTTTTATGAACTAAAGGAGAGTAAAGACTAAAATGGCAAAGAGTGTATTCAGTAAAGAAAAGGGGCTAGACTTCACAAAGCAACCTATGTTTTTTGGTGAGGACTTACAAGTGCAACAATATAGTGATATGAAATATCCTATATTTGATAAATTAAACCAACAACAATTAGGTTACTTTTGGAGACCTGAAGAAGTATCTTTACAGAAAGACAGAAACGATTATCTACAATTGAACGAACAACAAAAGTTTATTTTTACTTCTAACTTGAAGTATCAAACTATGTTAGATAGTGTTCAAGGTAGAGGTCCATGTTTGGCATTTTTACCATTTGTATCTAATCCAGAATTAGAAGGCTGTATTGTAACATGGGATTTCATGGAAACAATTCACAGTAGAAGTTATACATACATTATTAAAAACCTATATTCAAACCCTAGTGAAGTTTTTGATACTATTATCGAAGATGAAAAGATTGAAAAGAGAAGTAAATCGGTCACAAAAATGTATGATGAACTTATTGATTTAGGTTATAAATGGCATTTAGATAAGAGTAAAGTTGACCTTTACGAACTTAAAAAGAAAATGTATCTAGCAATGTGTACAGTAAACATCTTAGAAGGCCTTAGATTCTATGTTTCATTTGCTTGTTCATTTGCATTTGGTGAACTTAAACTATTAGAAGGTTCTGCTAAGATTATTTCTTTTATTGCAAGAGATGAAAGTCAACACCTTGCAATGTCACAAACAGTTATTAATAACTGGCATGACCGTAATGATGACAAAGACTTTATTAAAATTAGAAAAGAATGTGAAAAAGACCTATATAAAATGTATGATGACGCATTAGCAGAGGAGAAAAGGTGGGCGACACACTTATTTTCAAAAGGCGCTATGATTGGACTATCAGAAAAACTGTTACACCAGTTTGTAGAATATATGGCCAATCGAAGAATGAAGGCAATCGGCCTAACACCACAATACGACCAAAAAACAAATCCACTTCCGTGGGTAGACCATTGGCTGAATTCAAAGGGTACACAAAACGCACCACAAGAAACAGAGATTGAATCATATGTTATTGGTGGTATTAAGCAAGATGTGAAGAAGGACCAATTTAAGAAATTTAAACTATAATGGCAGAAAAAAGACCAAAGACCTGTTCATCCTGCGAAACTAAATATACCGTAGTATGGGATATAGAAGAGCAAGACTTAGAACCTCTTACTTGTCCTTTCTGTGGATATGAGGTAGAAGATGAAGAAGAAATCGAATGGGTCAACGATAGTAACGAAGACGATAATTGGAATTGATTATAGTCTAACAAGTCCTGCTGTTTGTGTTAATATAGACGGTGACGCAGGCTTAATGTTTTATTACCTGACCAATAAGAAAAAATGGATAGGTATGATGAGTGAGGAGATTGTTGGTTATGAACATAAAGAATGGAAAGACCCTATTCAGAGGTTTAAATACATATCCGATTTCGCATTGGACATTATATATCCAAGTATCAACCCTATCATTTTTATTGAAGGCTACTCTTATGGTTCAAAGGGTCAAGGCCTTTTTCAAATTGCCGAAAACTGTGGCATCCTCAAATACAGACTACAAGAAAAATCGTATCCTTATGAAACAGTTGTACCTAGCGTGGTTAAAAAAGGGGCTACAGGAAAAGGAAACGCAGACAAAGATATGATGTATAACGCATTTGTAGCAGAAACAAACATTGACTTGAAATCAATATTTGAAACAGAAAAAGTAGGCAACCCTATTTCAGATATTGCTGATAGTTATTTTATTCAAAAAGTTGGTTATGAAAATAGTATTAAGAGCAAAACAACATCCTGATAGTTTATACGGCACAGTAGAAGAATTTGATTTAACAGAAATCAGATGTATGCCGACAGATAAATGGTTAAAAAATAGAATGGACGAATTTGATTATTGGTCCTCTTTTGAAAACCATGGCATGATTTATCCTATCACAGTTTCCCCACATACAGAATCTTGGGTACAAAACATAATCAAACAAACTTCAAACGGTAAGCCTAAAAAACCTCATCATTTATATGCTAATGGTGATGTTAAACCTGGTTTATATGTACAAACAGGTAATAAAAGAGTGTATTGGGCTAGAGAAAAAGGATATACACATATAGAAGGATATTTAATTAAAGATAAAGAAATGAAAAGTAAAATAAGAACTGAACTACATATACCACATGGAGAAATACCAAGATGAAAATAAAAATAGTTAAAGGCTGGTACTTACCAGATTATGATACTCATTATGAACCTATGTTAAAAGAAATAAATGGTAAATGGGAATATCAAGCAGATACAAGACAATACGCTTTAAGTTTTGTTAAGAATTGGAACTTAGCATTAGATGTTGGTGGCAACATTGGTTTTTGGTCACAAGAACTATGTGATAAGTTTAAAAAAGTATGGGCGTTTGAACCACATCCTACTAATATAGAATGTTATAGAAGAAATATGCACCTACAACAAAACTGGCATTTAGAAGAAGTGGCTTTGTCAAATCATCAGGAAGAAAACGCTGTATTGTTTGCAAGTCCAGATGAAAGTGGTAATGTTAGTTTAGTTAGTGAGGGTGTTGAAAATGGTAACACTAAAAGAAAACTTAAAGCTGAACAATTAAATAAACTTACCACAGATGTAAAAATGTTAAATGATTATATCGGCGAGTTTGAAGGCCAGAATATTGACTTTATTAAAGTAGATGTACAAGCACATGAAAAAGAAATTGTAGAAGGTGGTTTAGAACTTCTAAAAAATCATAACGCTGTTTTGTGTTTAGAATTACCTTTAAGAGATGAAAACGAAAGAAAATACCATGATGAGGTGGTAAATATTCTAAAAGGTATTGGTTACACAAGACAAGGTAACATGAGAAAAGAAACAGTATTTACAAAATGAACATAGCAGTAGTCACAACATTAAATAAAAAACTTTATAAACAATATGGTCATAGGTTTTTTGAAACTTATAATTGGCCTTTTGATTTGAATATCTATAGTGAAGATATGTTAGAAATACCAATGCACAATCATATTGTAAGAAGTATATTTGATGAAGTGCCTAGTTGTGAAGAATTTGTAAAAAGAAATAAAGATAAACCTGTTGCTGATAATCCTGATGGTTTTTTACAAGACGCTGTAAGATTTTGTTATAAGGTTTACTCTTATACAGACCAAATAATTAACAATGAAGATTATGACGGTATTATTTGCATAGACGCAGATAGTGTATTTTATAAATCAATTGATGTGGAGTGGGTAAAAGAACATCTACACAGAAATGATACAATGATGAGCTATTTGGGTAGAGGTAATCATTATAGTGAATGTGGCTTCTTATACTTTAATATGCAACATAAATCTACCAAGGCTTATGCCAGAGAAATGAAAAGAATGTATGATAGTGATGAAATCTATCAACTAACAGAAAAACATGACAGTTATATTTGGGACCATGTACGAAAAGCATTTGAAAGTAACGGTGTCAAAAATCATAACATTGGTGACGGAAAACCAGGTCATGTTCAGGCCAGGTCTGTACTAGGGACTGTGTACGACCATATAAAAGGACCTAAGAGAAAAAAACTATTAAGAAGTCCAGAAGCGAGAGTATAATGATTAATGTCTTTATTGGATATGATAGTAAAGAAAAGGTAGCATTTAATACTTTATCATATAGTATCTTAAAACGCAGTACAAAACCAGTTGCTATTACACCAATTTATCTACCAAATATTAAAGATGATTTTGTAAGAGAAAGAAATAGTCTTTCATCAACAGAATTTAGTTTTAGTCGATTTATAATTCCACACCTTATGAATTATAGAGGTTGGGCTTTGTTTATGGATTGTGATATGTTAATGATGACAGATATTGCAGAACTGTGGAGATTAAGAGATGATAAGTATGCAGTGCAGGTTTGTAAACATGATTATACACCACGAACAGAAATAAAGTTTTTAGGTCAAGTACAAACAAAATACGAGAAAAAGAATTGGTCTAGTTTTATGTTAATGAATTGTGCTAAATGTAGTGCATTAACACCAGACTATGTTAATTCGGCCACAGGTTTAGAACTCCACCAGTTTAAATGGTTAGAGAGTGATGACTTGATTGGTGAATTACCATTAGAATGGAACTGGTTAGTCGGTGAATATGATTATAAAGAGGATGTTAAGAGTGTTCACTTTACCGAAGGTGGTCCTTACTTTGAACAATATAAAGGTTGTGATTACACAATTGATTGGTTTAAAGATTACCACGAATCAAATGAAATAAATCTAAAATGATTGGTGTAGGCACAAGACCTGTATATGATTATATCGTAAGGCCTTTTGTCGAAAATAGAGGCCAAGGTATCTTTTATACTGCTAAAGAAACTGTGGACAGATATGAGAAATCCGTATGGCCTGGTTTTAGAGAAGATAAGTGGTTAGAAGAAAAAGAACCTATGGCTGTAATGGGCAATCTAAGAGGTACAGCAGACTTAGTATATAAAGCAAGAGAACATAAAATAGATTATTACTATTTTGACCACGCTTATATGTATAAGGCTATTGAACATAGAAGACACCCTTTATTAAATGATAGATTTTATAGAATTACCAAAAACGGTGAATCTTTAACTAAACTTATTGAATGGGACAAATATAGTGATTTAAAAAGTAGAATTGCCAAGTTTGAACAAGTACAAAGAGTAAAAGTAAATACGAATGTTTGGAGAAACAAAGGTGAAAATGTTGTTATACTACCGCCTACAGAATACATTTGTAGATTTTATAATTTAGGTACTGAAGAAGAATGGATTGATAAAACAATAAAAGAAGTTTCAAAACATACAAGACGACCAATTGTTGTAAGAAGAAAAGGCGACACTACACTTTTAAGTCAAACTTTGAGAAATGCCTTTTGTGTAGTATCATCTCAAACAACGGCAGTTTTAGAAGCAATTAGATATGGTGTTCCTTCTTTTTGTGAAAAAATATCATTTGCATTGCCTGTGTCATTAACAGATTTATCTAAAATTGATACACCTTATTATGCAACAACAGATGAAATACAATATTGGATTAATAGTTTACTATCAGCACAATTTAGTGAAACAGAAATTCAAACAGGTAAAGCAAAAGAGATTATAGATAGTACACAATGATAGTTACACACAAAATAAATTGGGACAAGTGTTTATCACATCAAATCTGGCCTGCTATTGAAAAAGGTTGGAAAGATGAAGATAGACCTATACATTTCTTTTGGGGTTTAGCAGGTAAAAATATACCTGAAATTAAACAATGTATTGACCAAGGTGAAGAATGGTGGTATGTTGATACAGGTTATTTAACTAAACAAATCATAAGATATCCAGAACCTAAGATAGAAGATTTTGATAAAACATATTTTAGAATTATTAAAGGTGGTATTCATACAATAAGAGGTCTAGTACCCGCTGAACACACAAGAGTTACACAATTAGAACACAGAGGTATTGATGTACAATTCAAAGGTTGGAATACTAAAGGTGAAAATATTATTTTGGCGCCATCATCACCTACTGTAACACACCATATAAATGGCATGACACAAGACCAATGGGTTGAGGCAACAACTAACGAGATTAAAAAATACACAGACAGACCAATTATTTTTAGAAATAAACCACGACCAGGTAATCAATGGTGGAATACAGACATTAAAGATGAATTTAAAAATGCACATTGTTTGGTAACCAATATGTCATTATCTGCTGTTGAGGCTGTATTAAATATGGTACCTGTAATTACACATCAAAGAAATGTATGTGCTTTTATTAGTGGTAAAATAGACAAGATAGAAAAACCTATGAAACCAGGTAGAAAGACTATGCAAGGTTTTATAAAACTATTAGCAGAAAATCAATTTA